AGGCTTTTTCCTTGCGCGTTTTTGACGATATGCTTCCTCAATTTGTTCTATAAAATTGTCAGCGTTCATAAGGCCAGCCTGTTTAGGAGTCATTTCTCCAGCATGCATGCGTTCAGTAATCTTTTTGCGCATCAGTTCGTCCAATTCTGTGCTGCCACCTCTGTCCCTATACTCGTTTGCATAATCCTCAGACATGTAAATTTGCCCACCTGTTTCAGTAGGTTGCATATTTACCTTTTTACGTCCACGTTTGCCGCCGCGTGTGCTTGGTCCGTCCATTATTTCAATCCTTTCTTCCATTTAGTTGAGCTAGACTTTGTCTCGCTTGGAGACCACTTAACTTTGTTGGCCCAGTAAGCCGCGGACATCTTGCCTTTGCTGATGTTCTTTGCGTGACGAGACTTAAAGGCTTCGCGCTGCCCTACGGTCTGATTTGTCTTCACACCCTGCTGCCCAAAGCGAATAGTCTTAACCTTGTCACCTTGTTTAGCCACAACAACATGTGACTTCTTCGGGTGATTGGGGGTACGCTTGGGTTTGTTGTAACCCGATACACCCGCACGTTCTAAACGACTATCTTTTTTCTTCTTTTCAGCCATTATAGAGCATCTCCATTTCTAATAAGATAGAAATCATATGCTGCGGTTACGCGAGCATTATTTGACCTTACTGAAGCTCGAACGTCTATATCTGATTTTTCAGGAATTCTAAACGGGACATGAAACGGATAATAGTATTCTGCAGAAGCTACCTCAAACGTATGTGCTATACGGAAAGCCGACTCCCCACCATACCGCACGTAAAATTCTCCAGTGGCATCCGCCCCAGACTTAACACTCATAACACCTTGTGTAAGGTAAGCCGTATACCCAGCAGGTACTGTATATACAGACATAAGTGTCTGACCTTTGCCAGCAGTAATACGAGCTATAATTGTTGTGCTTATCTTTATGTCAATGTTGCCGACATTTGTTGCAGAACCATTATACATATAAGCGCGATAAACACGGATAAATGACTTTGTTGTAGCGTTTCCTGTGGCACTTGTGAGAGTCACATTCTCTGTGATTGCATTATAGTTTGCGTCAAGGCCAACAATTGTGATTACCTTGTCTGCATCAGAAGCACTCGCACGATCTACGGTAAGTGTGCCTGCACTGGTTAGAGCCGACCACGGGTACAAAGTATCATTGACGTCCCACACCGTTCCCGTTGTGCTTACAGACATAGAAGGCGTGGCACCAAACTTATGCTCACCAGAATGATAGGCTACTTGCCCACGCGCAACTTGAAGCTCAAATGGCTCGCTAGTGCCAACCCTTGTGATAGAACTTACTTCACGAGCCATGAGAACCTCTTAGTTATAGAACACCGTCATAGCGGTGATGTTTGTAAACGCAGAAACATAGATGTCGCTGACACGAATGCCATCAGACGGGATGTTTACTGAATGAGAGTCAGAAGCAAGAAAGTCGAGGTCTAAGGCAGTAGAGCCGCCATTGCCATCAGTAATCGTTAAGCGGCCAGCCCCTGCCCCTGTCAGCACTTGGATTTGACGGATACGCGCAGGGCCAACACCCGCTGACCCCGTAGCCGTTAAGCGTTTGGATTGTACATCAGAGCGCATACGTTAGTCCTTTTTCTTTTTAGGACGACCACGCTGCTTTTTAACAGGTTTTTCTTCCCATGCCTCATTTACATCAGGCGTAGAAGAATCATCTGCTTTTAGCGTACCGTCTGAGTTACGTGCGCGAACCCTCGAAAGAGGGTTCATCATGTGTAGCTTACCCATGCATCACCTATGAAACTGCTGCACTAAATGGAGTTGCTTCTGTTCCTGTTGCTGCCTGATTAATAAGTACGCGAAACTTACCAGACGCAACATCTTGAAGCTCAATTTGCCCACCCAGAATACCACCAGTTGTAGAGCCATCTAGCGTAATTGTGTCTGAGTCTGCTGCTGTTTCAAAGATAGATGCTGTAGAACCGCCATCATTTGCAACCACTGCAACGCCTGACATTGTGTCGTCTGCACTTGCAACTTGAATAATATAATCGTTTGAAGTCACAGTTGTTTGAACAAAGAAACGGTATGTATTTCCAGTTCCTGTTGCTGCTGGAAGAGTTACGGTAGCACCTGAAGCAATGTTTAAGTTCATTGTGCGACCAGCGTGTGAAGCTGCTGTCAAAGTAACATTTGCTGCTACAGAAACAAGAGAATCTGATCCGCTAATAAAGCCAGCAGTTGATGTCACTGGGCCTGAGAATGTAGTTGAAGCCATATTAATACCCCTTGCATAAGGATTCGCTCTGTAGTCTATGCAACGTCAGGCGGGTAGATACCTGTCTACAAAGCTAATGTTATACCCGTTGGCCAACCATACAACATGTACTCACAAAAAGAAAGCCCCGCCGAAGCGAGGCCTTCCAAACCGGAGTTGGTTTTAGTTCTAGGAGCTTACGCGCCTTGTGAACCGTAGATACCCAGTGGGTCGGAAACGCCGAAGCTGTAACGCTCACGCGCTTTGTAGCGCACGTTGCCAGTGTCGAAGTCGCCGTCCATGCCAGTAGCCATCGGAGAACGTACGAAGTGCTTCATACCGTTCGGGATGTCTGTGGTCAGGAACCAAGCGTCAGCATCTGTTAGGTAGTGGTTTACACCGTAACCACCGGGAACAGCGCCGTTTGAACGCAATGCGTTGATGTCGTTGTCAGCTGTACCTACACGAAGCTCTGTCTGCAGCAAACGAGTTGCTACGAACTGCAAAGCAGACGGGATGATGAGCTTCTGAGCGCGAGCTGCGATCAAAAGGCCACGTTCGTCTACATAGGCTGCGATGTCGATAATCGCTTGTTCGAGAGAAGTCTCGTTAAGGTCAGCACTAACCGCTGGACGGTTAGCGTTTGTACCGCCACCAGTTGTTGGGTGTGCAGTGCTGAACAGTGTTACACCGTCACCAGACTGGAAAGTGTCAAAGCCCGTGTTGAGCAATGAAGCAGCTTTAACCTGCTTGGTGTAGGCCATGGCGCGAGCCAAGGCTTTTGTGTAACGTGAGGACAACGAATCGTACAGGTTGTCTTCCATCGCTTCTTCAGTGATGGCGAAACCCATAGCAATTGTCTCGTGGGTGTAGCGAGCTGTAAACGCTTCTTGTGCATTATCATATGCAATAGAAGAACCTTCAGCTTTTGTTGGTGCTGCACCGAAACCAGACAATTTGACTTCCTCTTCAAAGCTACGCTCTGAAGTTTCTGTCTCATAGATGTCTTCATGTTCGTTTTCGTACTTGTTGTACTCAAGTCCGAAGAGCGCGTTGAGTCCGGGGAGGAGCTCTTTTAGCGCCTGTGCGCGTGAAATTGCCATGTTTTATCCCTCCTTACAGGCCAACAGCGTTAGTCATGCTGTTGTAGCCGGGGTTAAATTTAACCAAAAGATCGGGATATGCGTCACCAATCGGAGACACAGCAGCCACGATGCGGAAGGCAGCGGTGGTAGTTACAGTTGTCGCGTCAACGGCACTTGTGGAGTTACCCGTAGCAGTGTTGCCTGTGGATGTTGACTGAGCTGCTGCGAAGAACGTGTTCGCACCAATGTCAGACTGGTCCATGGCGCCGTCTGCTTGTACTTGGAAAAGTACATTCGGATCGTCGACAACGTAGGCCTTAATAGGGCCACCGTTGGCTGTACCTGATGGATAGTACTGCGAGAATGTCGGCTGACCTTGGTCGTTGACGTATTCACAGCCTACAAACACACCAAGCGAACCAGTCAGAGTGGTACCCGTTGGGAATGCGTTTGTTGTGCCATCGGCACCTGTAGCGGTTGAGAGTGCGATGTAACCATCGGCACCAATGTGAACGACTTGACCGTTGAAGAGGTTTGTTGCCTCACCAGCGGGGTCGATCAGGTACTGGGATGTCGCCCCAGCATAAGGCATTCCGTCGGCGCGTTTCACCGGCTTCAGGCCATAGGGAGCAGCTGTAGTAGCCATTTTGCTCTTCCTCCAGATTCATTTACTATAACAGTAAAGAGCAGCCGCTCCTTACCAGATGATTACCGCGAACTACGCTCTGGTCTAAGCATAGGCATACGCGGGTCAGACTCACGCATATAGTTTCTATCGACAGCTTCAGACTGATTTTGTGCAGACTCAAGTTGGCCGTAGATGCGGTCGTCTCGTAGCTCGGTCGGGATAGCGCAAAGCAATAACCCACCAACTTCGATATTGTCCTTAAAGCGAGAATCAATATCTGACATGATGTGTAGCTCAGGATAATCCACTGCCTTTACAGGCACATAGCCATCACGGAACCGTCCAGATACGTTTGTCATATCTGCATAACCCAAAGTAGATGTGCGAATCCAACGGAAGGAAAGCCCGTCACGTGGTTCGGGGGTAGGCAGCATTGACGAACGCTTCCAAGGTTTACGACGTTCACCCATTTCACGGGTTTCGGTTGTGCGTGGTTTACGATCGGCCATTTTGCATATCCTTTAGCTTTTGCGCCGCATAATCTTTATTAGATATTCCGAGACGCTTGGCGATTGCGGCCTCAGACGAGGTAATGACAACTTTGTTGCGTGATGAGGCGGTACTTCTACCCCCCGGGGCCACCACGGAGCCAGCCTTACGTTGTGGTTGTCGAACCTCGGGTTCCACGTCCGCAAAGCGATCTGGGTAACGAGCCCTCATAGCCTCGTTTATCTTATCATAGTACATGTCTGACGTAGAATCAACGCCAGACTCTAATAGTTCTTCATGTACGAGCATAGCATACCGTGTCATGCCCGAATCTTTCTGGAAC